CTGTCGATAGGCTCGGCGGAATGCTTGACGATCTCCGCCAGTCTCGTTGTAGATCCTGATTGCGTCGTCAGGCTTCCACGCTGTTTCGCATCGCTTAAAGAGACTCACTTTGCCACCTCATCGGGCTTAGGCAAAGGTCGGATCGAATCGCCAACGATCCACGCTCCAACGGCAAGCACAAGTTGTTGAATCTGCTCTTCGCTCAAAGGCACTTTGTCCTTCAAGACGACAACGGCAACCACCGCAGCCGCTGCCCAAAATCTCTTCGACTTTAGCAAGTCTTGCATGTTACCCTCCCTTGGTTACTCGCATTGTAGCAAGTGCTGAGGGGATTGCAAACTTTGCTTAGATAACGATTCTCTTCCGCAAATCCTCAATCCAATACTCCCCGTCTTTCGCTGGAGTCTCCGCCGCGTACACCGCAACAGCCAACGCCGCCCAGTAGTGGCTACTGACGCCGAACAATGGCCCGGGTGCCTTCTTCGTGCCTACCACTCCGAAGCGATCGATCAACGCTTGGCGAATGTTTGCATCCTTCGCCCTCATCGAGTTGCACAAGTGCATCTTTACCGACTTCCTTGGCACCAGTCGCACCTCAGTGCCAATCGTGCCCGCTAGCCATCCAATACCGGCGACCGTGCGAAACACTTCCTGCCCAACAGCCATTCCGTAGGACTCGATCCACTCGCACGCAACGGTGCGAACCTTGCAAAGCATCTCTCGTTTTTCCCAGTCGGTGAAATGGATGAAACTGTCAAACGTGCCGAGTTCAACAACCCGATTCTCCTCGCAATCCCACCAAACAAACGCATGCTCCTTTGGGCCGGGATCGACGCCTAAGATTATGTTTTTACTCACCGCTCACCTCCATCTCCTTAATCGCTCGATCCAAATACCATGCCGCTTTTTTGAGGTCTTCTAAGCCTCCCTTGTTGTCGTATCGCCATAAGTACTTAATGACGTTACCCGTGCAATACTTGATAAACCCGCTTCCTGTTGCTGCCTTGATTGCGTCAATGCACTCGATGCCGCCTTGGTTGTAGTGCGGTGGGTGATTGACGTTGTCAGCTGTTTTCGTTTCGCTCATTTCTTTCTCCCTCTCAAGACTGGATTGTCTGGTCTGACGAACTTCGCCAGTTCCGCCCGTAACTCAAAATTCCGATTTACCAACCGCTCAAGCCTGCCTTCGTGATCCTTTGCAAGCCTTTGCAGATTCTCGATCTGCTTCGCTTGGGACTCAAGCAACGCTCGTAAATGCTCTAAGTCTTGCTGTTCGTCTTCGGTCATTAAAAGTCTCCGTGAAATGTTTCCGCGTCTCGAAACGCATCGCTAAAACGCTTGCCGTCGAACTTCAAGTTAAACCGCCCTACCTTGCCGTTTCGCTGCTTTTCCAATAACACCGCGGCATCTTGAGCGTCACGGCTTTCGCGGTGCAACAGCATCACAATATCCGCGTCCTGCTCGATGGCCCCTGAGTCTCTAAGCATGTTAATCGATGGCTCTTCACCCTCCGCCGCTCGGCCGAGTTGGCATAGCACCAGCAACGCAATGTTCAACTGCTTGCTGACCCTAGCAAGCTCCCCGCTGATCTGCGTAACCCGCTCGTAAATCTTTTGATGCGGACTACTACCGCGAATCAATCCAAGGTAGTCAACGATGACAAGCCTCACGCCACGCTTGGCAACTTCCGCCCTTAGCCGCGATTCGATCCGAGCCATCGAGATACCCGCCGCTTGCCACACGTAAAGCGGTAGTTGCTTCGCTTCGCTACAAGCCTTGAGCATCCTCAGGCAGTCGGCATCGGTGTAACTCGCATTCTGCATTTCACTGATCCGCATGTCGGCATTCTTCACAAACTGCCGCTGGCCGATCTGCTGATTAGACATTTCGAGCGATACGAATAACGATTGATCGCCGTTGATCGCTGCATTCTGGGCGATATCCATCGCAAGAGCCGACTTGCCTATTGACGGCCTAGCGGCAAGGATCGCGTACGATCCAAGCGGTATCCCGCCACTTAGCGCCATGTCAATCTCCCTGAACCCAGTTCGCACTACTGCCGCCGTCCGTCTGTTGACTCTCGCATCTTCGAGAGTCTCTAAATAATCGCCCATCAGGTCACCGAGATGCTGAACATCCTCGCCGCCGATGCTCTTCGCTTTGAGCAATCGCTGTTGAGCATTGCTGACCACGCTGTCGGGATCGAATGCTAGCGATGACGCCTCTGTCACCGCCCACTCTAAAGCCAACAACACCCGCCGCCGTTCCGCCCATTCCGCCACCTGCTCTGAGTGGTAGACGATATGGCCCGGCACGGTCTTCGTGACCAAGTCAGCGAATCCTACATCGCCGCCGATCTTGTCGAAAACTCCACGCTTGCGAAGCTCGCTTAGCATTACCGATTCGCGGTGGAACTCGACGCCGTCTTTAGCCATCGCTTGGAATGCTGCCCACGCATCCGCCATCGGTTGATGGATAAAGTCAGCCGGATCCAGTGCATCAGCAACCGCGTAGAAGTCACCGGGCCGAAGGATGATGCCCGCAATCAACTGCTCCTCGATTGCTCGGCATGTCTCAAAGTGGCTTGGATGTAGTGGCATTAGGCAGGCTCCCAGTTTTCATCAATGACGGGTAAGGTTGATTTCTTGGGCCTGGGTGAGCTGTAGCCACCTTGCCCTACGTTACTTGGCCTGTACTCAGGCTTGATCCCTTGGTACTCGTTGCCGATGGCAAACTCGATTGCGTACACCAAGTGAGATGGACTGTCGTAGCCTCTTAGAGACTTGGATATATTCGCTCTGTTTTTTATGCGCTTGCCGATACTTGCCCTCATCGACTCGAAGTCGCTCAAGGCTTTTCTCACCTCCGGAGTGTCGAGTTCCATCGGTATGTCCCACTCACCGATAGTTCCTTTTGGCTTCGGTTCCCCCTCTGGGGGCTTAGGGGGGTTTTCTTTATTCTTTTCTCTACTCTTCTTTTCTTTAGCTAACGCTTCTGGCGTTAGTCCATCGTTAGCACCAACGTTAGTCTTTTTCGCATGCGCAGCAACGCGTTTTGCTGTCAATATGCGTGTTTTCGCAGTCTTGCCGTTGTGGCGGTCGAAGTTTGGAAGCGAAATCGACGACCCGTTGTCAAGCATCCACCCTACCGAAATCATCGCGTCGCAGAACCCGCTAACGCCAACTCTTCGATCTAATAACGCTTTGCTAACGCTACTACTAACGCAACTGCTAACGCTCGCAGCGTTAGGTTCAGCGTTAGTTCGCGTAGTCCCGTCTTGCGTTTGCTGATCGAACCACGCCCACACTCTAAGGAGTTTCCCTACGACACAATCGGCATCAATGCCAAGCGTCGAGGCCATCGCCCACACTTCCTGCTTGTCTGAGGTAGACACCTCAAACTTGATCCAATCGCCCGCCATAGCAGTACCCTGTACTAAACCCCCCGGCCAGTGCTAAGGTGGCAGCCTTGCGAAGAATCGCTAGATGCACCGACCGGGGGTAGTTGTATTGTAGTGGCTGCCACACCATTTCGCTAAATTGTACTTTTCGTCAATTCGTAGGCATATGCCTAGTCAATGAAAGTCACCCTCTCGACCGATACCGGCCTGATCTGATTTGATAGATGTAATCCGCACTGCAACCCAACTCCGCCGCCCACGAAGGGGCAGTCCGGTCGCGTTGTTTGATACGCTCAACAATCTCAGGTGCAATCTTGCATCGAGGTGACTTAATGCCAGAACCATCCTTGCCAAGAACGAATCGAGCGTGATCGACGTTTTCTTGATTCGTCACCCACTCAAGGTTTTCAACGCGGTTGTCGAGTTTATTGCCGTTCTTGTGGTTGATCTGCTTGCCTTCATCGTCACCGAGAAACGCTTGTGCAATCAGGCGGTGAACTAGAAACGACTTGGGCGTCTTAGGGCTTGACCCATCGTAAAGACTCACCGTCAAGTAGCCTCTGGAATTCTTTCCGCCGGATAGGATTCGACCCGTCACCGCGTTTGCTATGTCACCGTTGCTGTAGGCGATGTACCGCCCGTTGTAGATTTCTTTTTCCATTTACTCACTCGTCACGTTAAGAGATTAGAAGAACGCCCCGCCCCTTTCGAGGCGGAGCGTGGAGGTTGATGCGGTAGTTAGAGTGAGACACTCGGCACTTACCGCGCACCAGCTCGTTTGGCGGGATTCCTGCGGTTCAAGTCGCAGGCACCTTTGCCCAGGCGAGCCAACCTGTTAGTCGAAGAGGGTAGGAGCGTTTGCTATCGCTTCCGCTCGTCGCAAGTTCTTGACCGCTTCTGCAAAATACGATTCCTTGAGTTCAACGCCGATGAACTTCCGCTTCATTTTGATCGCCTCGAATCCTTCCGAGCCAACGCCTAGAAACGGACTCAGTACTGTATCGCCCTCCTTGCTCCATAGTTGCAAGCAGCGATGAATAACATCAAGCTGAAGCGGGCAAATATGCCGAGTGTCTTTGTCATCGCGTCCGGCTCGTCCGTTGAGTGTGTTGCTCTGGTCAATATCCATCCATACTGGCGATGCGTAACGCTGCCAAGTGTCAATTGAGAAGTTGCCAGTGCTTTCGAATTCAGTACCGACAAAGTGATCGAACTCACCCGCGATGGGATCGGCATTTTTTCCAGGCTTGCGAAACGTGCAAACGTAATCGGGGATGCCTTGCCGACTCATCGCAGAATCTTTGCAAACCTGCTTATGAAGCAATCCAAGTGCCTTCGTGCGTTGCATCGCTGTGACTGGATCTTTCCAGATGCAAACCTCTGAATGGTATATCCATCCGTTAGCCTGAAAGCATCGGATAATATCCCCGCGAAAGTCTCGCAGTCCGATGTAGCCGTTATGCTGAATCGTGCTTGGCATGTTCATGCAATGCACGCTGCACAATCGCCCGGTCTTGGTGACTCGGAACAACTCCTTCACCAAATACGAAAACTGCTCAAAGAATTGCTCATCGCTTTCGCAGTTTCCCATGTCGTTTACGATGTCACTGTAAACGTATAGCGATGCGAACGGTGGAGAAAATACGCTAAACCCGATTGACTCATCAGGCAACGCCGGAACTACCTCGCAGCAATCGCCGTTGTAGATCGCCCACCCGTTACCCTGTGACATTTCATTTGCTGGAATACTCATTGACTAAACCTCCAAAAAAGACGGAATCGAAAACTTCTCGCTCGCAACGTGCGAACGCTTACCTTCACGCAAACCAAACTCTTCAAGCGTTGACATTCTCATTGCGTCAGCCATTCCGCACCGCATCGCTTCAAAGTCGCATTGCTTGCGAGCAATCGCGGAGGTGATCGCCGATTCGCTGTCGGCTATAACAATGTGGATATCTACCGGCCTAGTCTGGCCGTAACGCCAACAACGCCTTACCGCTTGATAGTAGTCCTCAAACGAGTACGACAACCCAGCAAAGATCATTGTGTTGCAGTTTTGCCAATTCATCCCCATTCCTGCTATCGCTGGCTTGCTGACCAATACGCGAAACTCGTTCCTGCCAAAGCCAAGCAATCGAGATTCCTTGATCGCGTCTTTGTCCGACCCGCGAACCTCGACCGCGTCCGGCATGAGTTTAGCAAGTGCATCCGCTTCGTAGTTCGTATCGCACCAAATCAAGCACTGACCGTCTACGCTAGACGCAATCTCCGCTGCTTTTGCGCAACGTGCATCGCATGTTTTCCGCTTCTCTTCGTGGATGTTAGTTGCACTCAATCCAGCGATGTTAAACAGATAGCCGTTTTCATTGGATGCAATATCGGCCTCTACCATGTGGCGATGCGTCCGAAGTTCGGGAAGTGCGAACCCGGCATCAACGCCGCCAATGTCCGAAGGCTTGCCAATGCAAACTGCCCACTGTGCAACCCACTTCCAAAAGTCTCCATGCCCGTGAGGCATGAGCACCCATTTCGATGTGTCGCTTGAGTCGTGAAAGAAAAACCTATTGAGCATGTCTGATGCCTCGCAGACTCCAAGAAACTCGGCATGGTTTCCAAGTTCCATTGTGTCGTTAGGGGATGGAGTAGCCGTGCAAGCCAACTTAAAGAGAGTCCCTTCGTAGCGTGCAATTAACTCCGCCTTGGTTTTCCCTGCGACGCTTTTAAGGATCGACGATTCGTCAAGCACGACTCCGCCAAACTCAACACCATCGAAGCGATGAAGTTTTTCGTAGTTTACGAGATTGATGCCATCGATAACCGCATCGGACGAATCAACAAATTCGACTTGACATTGGATTGAAAACTTCTCGGCTTCTCGCTTTGTTTGATGGCGCACGCCGACCGGACAATGCACAACAACCGGCATTTGCGTCTGACGATGGACAAGCCTAGCCCATTCGAGTTG